ACAAGGGGCGGCTCCTCTTCCTCTTCTTCGGGATAGTAGGGCGTCAACGCTCCATTGGGTTGTCTAATAAAGTACGTCCCAGGAGGAGCACCGATAGCTGACCCTTCGACAACCTCTCCTTCAGGAAGAGCCTCTTCTTCAGGATAGTAAGGGGTTAATGCTCCATTGGGTTGTTCAATGAAATACGTCCCTGGTTGTCCACCAATCTCGCTTCCCTCAATAATCCTGCCTTCAGAAATGTCCTCTGGCCCTGGTTGAACGGTAAAATACCCTGTTCCTGTTGGAACGACCTCCCAGCCTTCGGGAGCGCCTGCTTGCGCCTCTTCAAAGCTCTGGAACATAAGAGGCGGCTCTTCTACATCTTCTTCAGGGTAGTAAGGTGTCAGTCCTCCACCAGGTTGTTCAATAAAATACGTTCCTGGTTGTCCACCAATGTCACTACCTTCAATAATCCTGCCTTCAGGAATGTCCGCTGGCCCTGGCTGAACGGTAAAGAACCCCGTCCCCGTTGGAACAACTTCCCATCCCTCTGGAGCACCTGCCTGAGCTTCCTCAAAGCTCTGGAACATAAGAGGTGGTTCTTCTACATCTTCTTCAGGGTAGTAAGGTGTCAGTCCTCCACCAGGTTGCTGAATAAAGAACGTCCCTGGTTGTCCACCAATGTCACTACCTTCAATAATCCTTCCTTCTACGTCTTCTTCGGGATAGTAAGGAACCAGCCCTCCACCAGGTTGTTCAATAAAATACGTTCCTGGTGGGCCGCCGATTTCGCTCCCTGAAACAATTCTTCCTCCAGGGATATCCCCCAGTGCCTCTGGGCTTGGCTGAATGGTATAGTACCCAGTCCCTGTTGGGACAACGTCCCAGCCTTCGTGCAACTCTGCCTCTGCCTGAGCGGCATCGTAGGTCTCAAATTGAAGCGGTGGGACATCTTCGTCTAGAGGTCCTGGTTCAATGGTATAGTATCCCGTTCCCGTTGGAACAACGTCCCAGCCCTGAATGTTTGCCTCTGTCAGAGCGGCATCGTAGGTCTCAAATTGAAGTGGCGGAGCACCTGTATCAGTCAACTGTTGGTATATTTGGCTGCTTAAAGATGCAGGAAGTTCAGCCAGAGCATCAAGAGCTTTTGATGTCAGTACTGCTCCCTCTGGGGCAGAGAGGAGATCGGTCAAAACAGTAAGGTCAGCCCCAGAAGCGTCCTCCTGATCCAGAAGTTGTCCTATAAGAGCTTGAGAAAAAGAACTTGGGAGTTGGGCAAGGCCCTCAAGCACCGATGGAGGAAGTCCTCCCTTGCCAAACAGCTTCGGCATTGCACCAGGGAACGCTAAGGTAAGGGCCTCAGAAACAGGGCCAAAATCCATCCCTGACGCGCCAGCTACATTGAGAATATCGGCAAACTCACCTTGGACAAGATCGTACTGAGAGGCAGCTCTCTCTCTTAGCCTGGCAATGTCAGACTGTTCTCGATCAAGCGTCCTGTTATACTCATTTTCAAGAGCACCCATTCGGGCTTGAGCTGAATCAAACTTTGCTTTAGCGGCTGCATATGCTTCATCGTATGTCTGTAGACCCGCCAGTTCTGTTTGTGCATCTATCAGTTCTGTCTGTAGGCCTTTAAACCTGTCATCGAATGCTTTCATCGTTGTGATCAGCGTGTCTTGCCGCGCATCGAATTCATCCTGAAAGGCTTCGTTTGTGGCATTCAAAGCTGCATAGAGGAAGGTTACTTCACCTGGGTCTAAATCTCCTGTACGCGCCAGATCGCGAAGCTCATTAAGCCTTTCCATCGCGATATCTTGCCACCGCGTGATTTCCTGCTCAGTCCCATCTCCTCCCTCTTGCTGCCGCTTCTGCTCTTGCTGCCGCCGCTGCTGCTCTGCCGCCGCTGCTGCCGCTGCTGCCGCTGCACCGTCTTCGTCATCTTCGCCAGTAAGAGGCAAAGTAGCAGAAGTCGGCGGGAAAACGGGAGCATCAGCAGCCACACCAGCGTATGGATCTGCACCCTCTGTAAGAGGATCTCCTTGAATATCGACACCAGCGTTAGTAAGTTCATCAGCGCCAAAGACCGCTGAATCCCCAGAGCCAAAGGAAAGAAGCGCGGCCCTCTGCTGCTCTTCTGAATAATATCGTTCTCCAAACGAATCGACCTCATTCATATCATATGGGGGCATCTGGTCATCCAGTAACAAACCACGAGCCTCAAACTGGTTTTTCAAGAACTTGTAAGCACCAGGAGATCCTTCGACAAAGAATTCCCCTGCATCCTGCATAAAATCGCCGCCACTCGTTTCGCCGAGAAGGAAGGACAGAAGCATCTCGCCAACTGCTCTGTCTGCTTCGTCATCGTCGAGCAGCATGGGCATTTCGATAAGCTCAGGAGTGCCATAAGGCAAGCCAGTGGCAGGGTTAATGGGAGTAGGGTCGCCATAGATAGGGCTATAAGGCTTTCCAGTGGCAGGGTTAATGGGACGATCCCCTGGGATAGGAACAAAGTCCTCATCATCGGTCTCGACGACGTCCAGTAGATCCGAATAAACGGGGTCTTCGTCGTAGGGGTCGGGGAGTTCGACCGTCTTATAGAACTCACCAAGGTCGCCACTTTCTTCCACAACGTCAAGCCCTAGGATCTTCGACCCCGTTCTCTCCACAAAGGAACTTCCCATAGCTTCTGTCGTAGCCATAGAGGCACTGAGTGCTTGATCTCGTTGACTGCCAGGAGGAACCTCAAAGGGCGCTTGCCCTGGAAGTCCCGCATCTTCCCACTGCTCATTGACGAAATTTAAGAGGTCTGACCTCTCCAGTTCGCCTGGTCTCTCCGTAATATCTATAAATTCTTCACGGTTGATCTCGCCGTTAAGATAGGAATCATAGGTCTCCCAGAAGGCCAGCGAGGACCTCACTGCTTGGGCGGCTTTATGTCCCTTATCACCAAGATCAAAGGATTCGAGTGCTTCCGCTTGCATATCAGGAGGAACAAAATAGGGGGAAACCCCTTCAAACCCCGCCCCCTTCCACAGCCTATCCAAGTCAGCGCGTTGGTAGTTAATCATGGGTGACGCATCAGCACGCCGTAAAAGTTCGTCACGGTTAATATTGCCGCTAAGATATTCTATTAAGAGGTCATCTAGGAATCTCTGTCCAGGTGGCTTTGGTGCCATCGTTAGTCCCCCTTCACCATACGTCGTATCTCCTCAATAGAGATCGTTTGCCTCGGCTCCACCTTCCCAGCAGGGTTGACCTGCTGGTTCAGGAACTTCTGCACCTGAGCAAAGCCCTGCATCCGCGCTTGGAGGATAGGATCGTTAAAGGGATCGGGCAAGTCTTTCTTATTCGCCATGGTTACCTCACAGTCTGTCCACTTGGCATACCCTGTGCGCCGCCAGGTGCAGCCCCTATACGGCTACCCAGCGCATCCATCCCGCCCATACCCTTCGGGAAGACGCTAGGCTGGCCCTGCTGCGTTGCGACGCGCCCCTGCTGAATGTTTCTCTCGCCAGGTCGCTGAAGCTGTGCCTGCCCTGGAAGGAACTGATTGCCGAGAGCGCCCCCTCCCATGGGAGCACCTTGATCCATTCCCATGGGAACACCTTGATCCATCGCCTGACCGAGCTGGTCGAGAAGCCCCATCCCCTCAGCAGCCATCTGCTCCTGCGCGGCACGGAACGTCTCGCTGCGGAGTATCCGCTCTGCGGCGATCTTGTTCTGCTCGTCCAAGGGGCTAATGATACCCGATCTCTCTTGTGCTTCCTCAAGGGAGATCACACCCTCACCGCCGTTCCAGAGACGCAGTGCGAGGAGTGCCTCGCGTTCCCGCTCTTCGGGTGCCTCAGCCTTGAAGACAACACGGTTCTCCACAAGCCCTCGTATATCGTCGGCACCGATGGTCTGATCAAACTGATGGACCTCAGAGCGTGCATGAACGGTCACGCGACCTGCCGCCTTGTTCTCCACGAGCTTCAGCACCTTGGAATTGACCTCCTCAATAGAACGGGAGAGGCCGTCTGCCATGCCCTGAAAGACAAGTCGGCCCATCCCTGCAAGGACGGAGATCGCAAATCCTGCCGAGACACCACGCGGCCTCATGCCGCGCACGACGTTGGGAAAAGTCGCCGTCTCGATCTCGGTATCGAGAAGACTGAGCTGCTGAAGAAGCTCGGGCGGCGGGACTGCGTTGGGTGAAATGGAGACCTCCACCGACGGTGGGAGGACGTTCTTAGAACCGAAGAGTTCATAGTTCTCAGCGGCAGACTCGGCCTGCGCGGTTGGGCCACGGAAGTCTAGTGTGCGCCACGCATACTGCCTGAGTTGTGCCTCGTAGGCTGTGATCGTTCGTGCCTTGGCATCGAGGATGCTGAAAATGGGATCGAGAAGGCCACGGTAGCGGATATTCGGCGGGCCAGCATCCCAGTCCATCGAGAAGGCAGGAATGATCTGCGTATAGGGGTTGAATCCATATCCATGCCGATGTGGCCCCCAAATCCAGTCGTTATCGGCGATATAGCCAACCCACTCCTCGTCCCAATACTCGATCCATGTCGCGGGAGCCTGTCCGTCCTTCTGAGTTATCCATTCGGGGTAGCTCTTCTTGATATCCCTCGCCTGATGCTCATAGAACTCAATCGTCCATTTCATGCCGATACGGGACATATCCCAGACGAGATTCTTGGGATTGACGTTCACCACATCGAACGGGAAGGCGATCCCACGGGCATCGAGGAAGTCCTCCACAGCCGTGCCATATTCGGCTTCCGTCTCAAAGTCTTCGAGAACAGGTGCTTCAGGCCATTTGTCGCCGCGCCACATCGGCTTGAGAAAGGAGATGCCGTAGCTATTCCCGTGCCGCACGGCGGTACGAAGAACAGGCTTCTTGATGGATGACCAGAAGCCAATGAGGAACTTCTTGATCCTCTCTGCCCTTGCTCTTGCGCGTGCAGAAGGCGGGTCCACGTCGATGGCGAGGTTCTTCACGTCCACGTGATCGGTGGCGCGTGACAAGATCGCGTTTGCCGTCGGCGGGTTGATCGGATCGAAACCCTGCGGGGCAGGAACGGGGTTGAGGCCGAGGTCGTACATATCGACCTTGCGGCACTTATCGTGAAAAGCGCGAAAATACTCGACGTTCTCCTTGTAGAGAGAGAGTACCTCATCGAGACGAGGCATTCCTTCATCCCCCTGATCGGGAAGAGCGGGAACCCAGACACCGTTGGGACGTTCGGGAGCAAGAACCATCAGATGACTCCTATCTCTTCCTGACGCTGTCGCAATCTCTCGACCATTCTATCACGCATGAACTGCGCTCCGCTGGATCGAAC